AAAGTATCTAATATTATTCACCAGAAAACTTTAAGAGGTGGTGCCAACTTTATGGTAGTTTCTCCAAAAGTTTCTACAATCTTAGAATCAATCCCAGGATTTTCAGCTGACTCAGCAGGAGACAGTGACAAATATGCAATGGGTGTTCAGAAAATGGGTGCTATTAATAACAGATATACAGTTTACAAAAATCCTTACATGACAGAGAATACTATCTTGATGGGTTATAAAGGATCTCAATTCCTTGAAACTGGTGCTGTTTTTGCTCCATACATTCCATTAATCATGACTCCTCTAGTTTATGATCCAGCTTCATTCACGCCAAGAAAAGGTATTATGACTAGATATGCTAAGAAAATGGTACGTCCAGATTTTTATGGTAAAGTAATGATTCACGATTTAAACGAACTGTAATTAGTTAGTTTAACTTTATATTTAAAGAGAGCCGCATTAGCGGCTCTTTTTTTATATGTATTTATGTAAACAATGTTTGGTCGGTATTGTTAAACAATATTAAAACAAGGAAAATGGCCTCTATGGGTTGACCACTATAGTTGTATCCTTATAATCTCATAAAAAAATAAAAAAAATGGGAAACGTAACAAGAGAGTTTTTAAAAAACTCAAACTCGGATTTTAATAATATCCTTGACAGTGTAGAATTAGCAGTTAGAGAAAATTCTTCTCCAACAGGAACTGCTACAGTATTAACTAATGCAGATTCAGGAAAAGTTATCTTTATGGATGCTTCAAGTGCTAATACCATTACTTTACCTGCTATTGCTACTGTAACTTCAGGATGGAATGTAAAAGTAATGCTTACAGCTACAGGTGCTGCAGGAATTATCAATTGTGCAGCAGGAGAAGATTTACTTGTAGGTCAAGTAAATGTAGTTGATGCTGATGGTTCAGCACAAACGGTAACTAATGATGCTGATGGAGACAGAATTACATTTGTAAATGCATGTTTAGCAGGAGCTTATGTAGACATTTGTTCTAATGGTACTAAATTCTATGTACATGGATTTGGAACACATGCAACTGCTTCAGACAAATTAACTTTAACTAAAGAATCTTAATAACTAACACTTATTAAAACTTTAAGGAGGACCGCATTAGCGGTCCTTTTTTTTATATGTATGGTCAAACGTTATATATGGTTAAGCCCAACACAGCAAAAAAAGCCCCCAAAGGTACTATTAAATTTTCATTAACACTTTCTGAAGAACAAAAAGCTGCTAAACAAGCAGTTCTCCACCATCCATACAATTTTATTGTAGGAAAAGCAGGTAGTGGTAAAACATTGTTAGCTTGTCAAGTGGCATTAGACATGTTTTTTAAAAGAATGATAAACAAAATTATCATAACAAGACCTACAGTGTCAACTGAAGACAATGGTTTTTTACCTGGTACAGAAAAGGAAAAAATGGAACCTTGGATTGTACCAATTAAGTCTAACATGCGTAAAATTTACAACAAACCACTCATTTTAGAAAAAATGGAAAAGGAAGAATCAATTGAATTAGTTTCTTTAGCTCACTTTAGAGGTAGAACCTTTGAAAACAGTGTTATAATAGTTGATGAATTCCAAAATTTAACTCGTTCACAATTTAAAATGGCTTTAGGTAGATTAGGAAAAGGATCAACAATGATATTTTGTGGAGACAATCAACAAATTGACTTAAAAGACAAAAACTATTCGGCAATACATGATTTGTCAAAAATTGCAAGCTCTGAATATGTTTATAAAAGAGTATTGGAAGACAACCACCGCCACATAGCAATAGACGAAGTATTTGGATTATTGGAAGGAATGTAACCTCTTCCATATTTTTTTCATATTTATGGGGGAACAACCTAATTCAATTAAAAAATGGCAAACATCCCTATATGGCCCGGCTCATCATCATTTTCGGCAGGTGACACACCTTTTTCATTTTATGATGCTGACACAGCATTTCAAACAGATGCTGTAACTACTGCTGATTGGTGTGCTACACGTTTAGGATATCCATTAGTAGACATTGAATTACAATCAGTTAATTTTTTTACATGTTTTGAAGAAGCAATAAATGAGTATGGGGCTCAATTATATAATTTTCAAATAATAAATAATTTTCAAGATTTAGAAGGCAACACAACGGGTTCAGTAGGTTCAAATTACAATAATCAATTAATTACCCCTAACTTAGGAGGCACTGTTAATGTATCTGAACAATATGGTAATGAAGTTGACGGTGGTGGAGGAGATTATAAAATAGAAACAGGATCTCTACCAGTTACTGCAGGAATTCAAAGATATGATTTATTATCGGTAGTATCTTCATCAATTAGTGGTTCTGAAGCAGTTTACATTAAGAAAATAAAACATTACGCTCCCGCAGCTATTAACCGATATTTTGACCCTTACGCGGGTACAGGTACAGGAATTCAATCTTTAATGCAATCATTTGGTTTTGGTAATTATTCACCAGGTGTGAATTTTATGTTGATGCCTTTAAGTTTTGATATTGCAAAAATACAAGCAATTGAATTAAATGATACTATTAGAAAATCGGGATACCATTTTAATATAGAAAATAATAGATATTTACAATTATTTCCCATACCTAAAAGAAATTCAATTTTACATTTCGAATACCAATTAAAATCAGTAGCAAATGCACCTGTTAAAAACCCAGCAACAAACCTAATAACAGACATATCAAACGTACCCTACACAACTCCAACTTATGCTTTTATAAATGAGCCTGGAAGACAGTGGATTAGAAGATATGCTTTAGCTTTAGCTAAAGAAATGTTAGGAGGTGTTAGAGGTAAATATCAAAGTTTACCAATACCAGGTGAAACTACAACTTTAGATTATGCTAGATTGTTAACTGAAGCATCAGCTGAAAAAACAACCTTAATAACAGAATTAAAAGAATTATTAGAATCAACAACAAGGTTAAAACAACTTGAAAGAAAAAACCAAGAAGCACAACAAACACAAGAAACTTTTTATAAGGTACCTTACCACATTTACATAGGATAATGATAAAATTAAAAAATATATTAAACGAAGTATTAAATACTTACATAGTTCAAGCTTACATGCTAACAGACACTGATTATAATATTACAGACGTATTAGATCAAATTAGAGCTGTAAGAAAAGTAACTATTATAAGAAATATTACTCCTCCTGAATATGCTCAAAGACAAAATTTTGAATATACTTTAGTTACAATTAAATTTATATCAAGAGGAAACCCTAAACAAGATTTAGACCAATTAAAACAAGACATATTAACATCAGACAGATCTAAAACAGATTTAAGAGTACCAGGTGTTAAATCATTAAAATTTAAACCAGAAACACTACAAAGAATATAATGGCTTTATTTGGCGGTTCACGAGACATATCACTTTTTAATACAATAAGTAAAGAACTTATTAATGATATCATTCAAACAGAAATTGGATATTATAAATTTGCTCTTGAACGTACAACCGCTAATGTTTATGGTGAGTCTATGGGTAAAATGTTTTATGAACCCGTAAGAATAGCGTGTTTAATCAATAGACAAGACCAATCGTGGTCGTCCGATGAATTTGGATCTGACATTGGTCAAACCGTAAGTTATCAATTTTTAAAAGATGAACTAATAAATTTAAATTTAGTACCAGAAGTAGGAGATATTTTAATATTTAAGAATAGTTTTTATGAAGTTGATAGTAAAGTTGAAAATCAACTAATAATGGGTAAAGACCCAGATTATTCTATTTCAACAGGAACAACTGATTTTGGTAGTAGTCATTCTATACTTTTAAACACTCATTTATCAAGAGTAGAAAAATTAAACTTAATACCTTTAAGGGGTGGAAAGTACCCCTCTACAACAAAAATAACAGATGGAATAGCAAATTTATTAGGATAATATGGCACAAGACAACTCAGACAAATTTTTAAGACCTATTCCTAAAAGGAATAACGAGAAACTTAGAGACAACTTAAGTGCTCCTGACATTCTTAATCCAGCAAACCCAAGTTTTCCAGTAGAAGGTATAGCTCCTAGTAATCGTCAACCACAAAAAACACCAATAAATAGAGGTGAAATTACTAAAAGAGAAGATGATAACATCAATGATATATCTATAGGTTTACAAGACCATGATGAAGCCATAATGTATTATTTTAACAATATTATTAAACCATCAGTAGTTACTAATGGGGATAGAATAGATGTTCCTTTAATTTATGGTTCTCCTGAAAGATGGAAGGGAGTTCAACAAGATGGATATTTTAGAGATAAAGAAGGAAAACTTCAAACACCTATCATAATGTTTAAAAGAGATAGTGTTGAAAAAAGAAGAGATTTGGGTAATAAAATGGATGCAAATAACCCTCAACTTCACTATGTATTCCAGAGCGCTTATAATAAAAGAAACCAATATGATAATTTTACAGCATTACAAGGTAGAATTCCTGGAAAAGAATTTCACGCTGTTGTAGTACCTGATTTTGTAAAAATAAAGTATAGTTTTATAATATGGACAGATTATGTAGCTCAAATGAATAAAATAACAGAAGCTATAAATTATGCCTCAGATTCATATTGGGGGGATGAAGAAAGATTTAAATTTAATGCAAAGGTTGATACTTTTTCTAATAGTGTAGAAGTGGCTCAAGGGAATAATAGAATGGTAAAAACAAATTTTGGGTTGGAATTACAAGGATACATTGTACCTGACGCTATGAACAAAGAATTAGCTAAAAAACCTCAAAAGTTCTTTAGCAAATCAACAGTAATATTTAATACTGAAATAGTAACAACATCGGGTCCAGTTAAAACAAGGGAAGAAATCAGAAAAGAAACAGGAGAATATAGAGTAGGAAACACAGACACTGATGGAATAAGTGGAGATGGTATTGGAAATACAGGCATAAACTAATAAATAAATGGCAAAGAAAAATAGAAATACATTAAAAGGATTTTTTGAAACAGGTAAAAAACCTACAGAAGGTCAATATGCTAATTTAATTGATTCATTCGCTATATTAAATGGCGAAAACACAGGTAGTTTAAACATAAAGGGAAATACAACCTTAGATGGTCATTTAACTGCATCGGGGGGTATAACAGCCAGTGGAGATTTAATTATAGGAGGTGAAATATCAGCTTCAGGAGGTATAAGTTCAAGTGGAGCTATAACAGCACAACAATTTATAGGGGATGGTACTTTAATATCAAACATAACATCTTCCCAAATAAATATAACGGGAATTACAGCTTCATTTACTTCAGGAGCCCCAACAGGATCTTTAATAGTTAGTGGTAATTTATTTCACCCATCAGCATCAGAAAACACATTGATGGCTATTAAAACAACAGGATCAATTATTCCTGCTTATACAAGTTTATATGATTTAGGTTCTCCTACAAATTATTGGAAATCTTTATTTGTAAGTAATATTGTTGCCACAACATACACAGGTATATTTAATGGAGCTGTAAGTGGATCAACATTAAGTTCTGCAACTCAAGGTACAACAGTTTTAACCACAAATGGGGTAGCAGGTAGTACTATTGATTTAGGTTTACAAACAACAGACAGTGTATTATTTGCAAGTATAACTTCTTCAGGAAATATTACAGCAAGTGGGGCAATACAATCAATTGGAGGAATAGAGGTTGGAGGTAGTGAAGGGAGTGGAATTAACTTTATTAATGATCCAGATACTTTTATTTACCAAGATGGGTCTAATGAAATAAGTTTTAAAGCAGGAAATACCCATACCTTAAATATTTTATCTTCAGGAATTGCACTTATAGGAAATATAAGTACAACAGGAAATTCAACATTAGGAAATGCTATTTCAGACACACATACTTTTAATGGTCATATAACAGCCTCAGGAAATATACGTGCAGTAGGAACAGTTTTTGCTAATAATTTCCAAACAATAGGAACAGCAAATGAATCAATTTCGTTTAATGATAATTTAAGCATAACAGGAAGCATAACAGCTTCAGTTGATATAAGTGCTTCAGGAAACTTAATAGCAGCAAACATATCTGCAAGTAATGATTTAACAGTAGTAGGAACAGGTTCAATAGCTTATCTAACTACAACTAATTTAATAGCCACAGCTATAACAGCATCAAATCTAACAGCAACGGGAAATATAAGTGCAAGTAATTTACTTTTAACAAGTACTAATTCCCCCGCCCTAACAATTAGAGATACTACAAACTCAGAACAAACATTTATTGAACAAAGAAATTCAATTTTAGACATTGATCTTACGGGGGGTGATGTTGGGACAGCTAATAATTTCAATATTGGTACAGATTATAAAGCTAATTATTTCTATATTGATGCTAGTACAGGTGTTACTACTATAAGAGGCCATTTAGAAATGGTACAAGGGGGATCAGGAGCCAATTCACCTGCTCATATAACAGCCTCAGGTAACATAAGTGCAAGTGGAACAGGTTCATTTGGATCAATTGATTTATTAGATAATGCAAGAATATCATTAGGTACAAGTGGTGATTTATTGATTTACCATGAAGGAAATAACAGTTACATTAGAGATAATGGTGGTGGGTTTTTATATATACAAGCAAGTAATTCATTAGTTTTAGAATCAGCAACAGGAGAAAATTATTTTAAAGGAGATGTAGATGGAGCAGTTAAATTATATTATGATAATTCTGAAAAATTAGAAACTACTAATGTAGGTGTTGAAATAACAGGAGGTATAACAGCCAGTGGAGATTTAGCAGTAAGTAAAAAATCAGTATTAGGAGGAACAGTATACATAAGTGGTTCAATATATTCAGGTTCAGGAACAGACGTACAAACAGCAGGAAGTGAGGGAGAAGCTTTAGTATCATTAGTACTTACAGGTTCTGTTATACCAGAAGGAGCTAATAAATGGAGTTTAGGTTCTCCAACAAACTACTTTAAAGAAGTATATATAAGTGAAGAATCAGTTAGATTTATTAGTGCTTCAGGTGAAATAACTCAACTTAGACAAAAAGATGTTAAAGATTTAAGAGAAGGAAGACCAGTAAAACAAGATACAGCAGTAGGAGGAACAGATGTATTTGTAAGAGCACAAGCAATATTTCATGAAACCGCAGACAACCATTATATAAAACAAACAATAGCAGGTCTTTGGGATTATGTGGGACCAGGGGGAAATATATTATCTATAGATGCTAGGGAAGATGCTCATTCTATGGCGATGATTAGTGCTAATAGTAAATTAATACTTGCGGGAGAAATAAGTGCAAGTAAAACAAATGCATCTCATGTTATTGGAGGTACAACAAGATTTGGAGACGGTACAGTAACTATTAATGGTCCAGCAGGACACATTACAGCCTCCGGTAATATAAGTGCAAGTGGTATTGTAACTGGTTTAACGGGTTCATTTAATAATCTTTCAACTAGCGTTCAGGTTGATGGATTTGTAAGTGCAATGGGGATAGGTACTCCTAGTAACATTACATCTAATGTAAACATTCCTGCAAACATAAATGCAATTCAATTTACTAACAACACAGGTGATTTAACAATCCCTGCGGGCATTGATTACACAATAAACACAGGAGCTACTACATCAACACCATTCTTATTAGATGCTGTAGGTGGAGGAGCTTATATGGATGGTTTTTTAAGAATAAATGGAAACATTAGTTCTAGTGGGTTAATTGAGGCAACATCAGCTTCATTTGATAATTTAAGTGTAAGTGCTTTTGGTGACATATCAGCTTCAGGTAATATTAGTGCAAGTGGAGATTTAACTGCTACAACAGGTTCATTTGGAAGAGTAGAAACTAATGATATAAGTGCAAGTGGTTTACTATATGTAAATGAAATACAAGATATAGCAACAATAAATCATGATAATAATGCCTTTGGAAATTTAGATTTTACAAGTGCAGGAACTCTTAGACTTAGATCTACCAATTCTACAAGTTATGGTTTAGAATTTTTTGGAGGAGCACAATCTGCAGCAGCTCCCTATATAGACACAGACTCACATACTACTTTTCTTCTTAAAGTAAATGGAACAGAAAGAATAGCAATTAATTCATCAGGACTTACCCTAACAGGTAATATAACATCCTCAGCAAACATAAGTGCAAGTGGAACTATAACAGCAAATGCTTTTGTAGGACCTATAACAGGAACAGTAACAGGAACATCAACGGGTCTTACGGGAACACCATCTATTTTAGTTGCTAATATAACTTCATCAGGAAACATAAGTGCAAGTGGGTTTATAAGCTCAAGCAATATACACAATATAAATAATATTTCTACACTAAATTTATCATCTAGTGGAGATTTAAGAGTAGACGGAACAGGTTCATTTAGTAATTTAGTTGTTGATGGGGCTTCAGGATTAACAATATCAAGTGGTGCTATTACAGGTAGTATTATAAGTGGTAGTATAATTATTGCATCTCAACTTACAGGTTCATTATCTGGAAATGCAACAGGATTATCAGGTGTGCCTTCCATAGCTGTAAATCAAATAACAGCAAGTGCAACAATAAGTTCAAGTGGAGATATTACAGCAAACAATTTAACTATTGCTAATACAAGTTCTTTAGCAAATCTAAATGTAAATGGAACTTTAAGTGCAAGTGGAACTATATCAGCAGTGTCAATGTCTGGAGACGGTTCAGGAATTACAGGAGTGACAGCAGAATGGGATGGTTCACGAAATGGAAATTCTAATATAACAGGATCTTTAACAATATTAGGAGGTATAACAGCCTCAGTAGGTATAAGTTCAAGTACTATAATAACAACAGGGGGTGTAACTTTAGGAAATGCAGCTACAGACAGACATTTAATTACTGGTAATATTACTTCTAGTGGAAACTTAAGTTCAAGTGGGACTATAACAGCATTAACAGGTTCTTTTGGTAATTTAAATATAAGTACTTTTGGTAATATAACATCTTCAGGAACTATAAGCGCAAGTGGTAATATAACAGCAAACTCTTTTACAGGTATATTTGTTGGAGCTATAAGCAGTTCAACTCAAATAGCAGCAGGCATATCAAGTTCATTTGTAACAAATTCTGCTACTAGTTCACTTATATTAGCTTCACAAACAAGCTCTTTTGTACTAAATTCACAATCTAGTTCTTTTGTATTAAATTCACAAACAAGTTCTTTAAGTAATTTAACAGTCACAGGATCAGGAAATAATAGTGTTAGTATAACTACACTAGGTAATATAACAGCTTCAGCAGGTGTAAATGCAAGTGGAACAAGTTCACTTGGAATGTTAATTGTAACTCAAAACATCACAGCAAGTAATATAAGTGCAAGTGGAAATTTAATAGCAGGAGTTACAACAGTAGGAGCTTTAACAGCAACAACTTTAAACACAGGTCAAGGTGCAAATGAATTGTACGACATGGATCAAGATGTATTAACAACATCAAATGTAAAATTTGGAATTGTTCGTACAACAAACAATTTAATCAATAGTGGTAGTACTACTTTAGGTAATGCTTCAGCAGACATACACACTATAATAGGTAATGTAACATCTAGTGGTAATATAAGCTCAAGTGGAACAATAACAGCAGCAACATTATCAGTAGCTACTTTTGCACCTACAAATTTAACTACAGGTACTATAACAGGTAGTAATGTAAGTGCAAGTGGATTTGTAAGTGCAAGTAATATTCACACAATTGGTAATGTAACTCTTCTTGGAAACATATCAGGAAGTGGAACAACTTCATTAACAATAGGAGGAAATACAATATTAAACCAAATTACAGCTAGTGGAATATTAAGTTCAAGTAATAGTATAATTGCTTCTCAAATAACAGCTAGTACATTCTCAGGAGATGGTTCAGGATTGACAAACATAACAGCAGAATGGGACGGTACAATTAATGGAAATGCTCAAATAACAGGATCATTAATATTAAGTGGAAGTGGAGACACTAATTTAAATGTATTAGGTAATATAACAGGTAGTAATATTAGTGCTAGTGGAACTGTTTATGCACAAGACATAGTAGCTTCCAATACAATTACAGGTATAGGATTTAACAACCCCAATTCAATATCAACAAACACAACAATACCTGCTGGATATAATTCAGTAATGTTTACAACTAGATATAATCCTTCCATAACAGTCCCTGCAGGTATAGAATATACAGTAAGTTTAGGAGCGGATGTAACACTACTTATGGTAACTAGCTAATGATTTTAAAAAAACTTTATATTTATAACAAGAGAACAAACAAACAATAAATCATATTCTTTAAAAATAAACCCATATTTATAATAAACTAACATACAATGAGCAATATAAACGTAAATAACATAACCCCCTTAACAGGAACTACCGGAACAGTAAGTATTTCTGGTTCTTTACTTGTAAGTGGGTCTATCACCGCAAATGGTAATATAATACTAGGGGATTCAACAGCAGATTCAGTTTCTTTAGGAGCTGAAGTAAGTTCAAGTATTATTCCTGATGCAAATAATATCTATAATTTAGGTTCTACAGCTAAAACCTGGAAAACTATATTTGTATCAACAGCTTCCATTGGAGAAGTTAGTTCTAGTTTAATACCATCTAATGATATTTCTCATGATTTAGGTTCGTCTACTAATGAATGGAAAGATCTTTATGTAGATGGTGTTGCACATATAGACACTTTAGGAGCAGCTACAGATGGTGTAACTACAGCTTTTATAAACATATTAAGTTCTTCAAACAGCGATATGGCTGGAGGAGGAATTTCATGTAGTGTAGCATTAATACCATCAACAGACAACAAATATG